AGAAAAAAATAAATTTTCAAAGAATCTGACTCTTTATCATATATAATCTTATCAACGATCTGTTTCAGAGCTTCGTTCTTCTGAACGTATGTATAACTATCTGAAATAAGAATATCATAGACGCTTCGGACTTTCAATAGCATATCGCCGGCCGGATCTTGATCCGGTTCTGGATTTTGTCCTTCCAGTTCTTTTAATTGTTCTTCCAAATTATCCCGTTCTTTTTGAAGAATTGCTTTATTGCTTTTATATTCCTCCAGAGTGTCGATTCCTTCCCTGTAGGAGGCCTTTATTCGTTCCTCTTTGCTTGTCAAATTGCTTAAGCGTTCTCTTATAATACTTCGTTCATCAACGGCTTCTGTGGGCTGATAATCGTGCAATTCATAAGAAATATTTCCTGTGTCCAACACTTCTTTGATGCCAGCCAGAACTTCCGGTTCCAGCACCAATGAACTCACACCGTGAGCTTTATCGCATTGTCCGTGAGCATATCCATAGCAAGAGAAGTAGGCGTACTTTTCGCCATTGACTCTTTTTTGAGTGCAGGCAGATAATGTCTTTCCACAAGCAGGGCATTTCATAAGTCCGGAAAGCCAGTGCTTATATGTAGAGGATGGACGTTCTCGCCGTCGGGATGGTCGGCGGGTTGCTTTCAGCCGTTCCTGTGTGGCATCAAATAATTCCTGTGAAATGATAGCGGGGTGCTGCCCCTGGCTTACAATCCATTCATCCTTATTTTTAATACTGTGTGTTGCGTTTTCCGTCTTATTCCAATGGATCATTCCACAATAGGTGGGATTCTTCAGCATGTATTCGACCGTGCGCCGTTCGAAGAGATTTCCACGAATTGTCCGGAATCCCAAGTTGTTCAGATACCGGGCAATGTCAAATACACTTAATTTTTCATTTACATACATGTTAAATACATGCCGGACAATATCTGCTTTTTCCGGATCAATAGCAAGTGTTTTATTAACCGTCTTATAACCAAATGGTGCAACTCCCTGAAAAGCTCCACGAGCTGCATTTTCTTTCATGCCGCGGAGAACTTCGCCAGATAACCGGATAGAATAATATTCGTCCATCCACTCGATGATACGCTCGATCAGGCTGCCAAAGGGATCATCGGAGAGTGGCTCAGATACACTCACAACATCTACATTATGTTGCTTTTTTAATAGAGATTTATAGACGATGGATTCTTCCTGATTCCGGGCAAATCTGGAAAACTTCCATACAAGGATCAGATCAACCGGATGATCGTCACCTTTGGCCAGTCCGATCATCTCCTGAAAGCCGGGACGCTTGTTGGCTTTTCTTCCGGAGATACCGAGATCTGTGAAGATCTTAATGATTACAATATTGTTCTTGGCTGCATAGTCCCGGAGGAGATGCTCCTGGGAGTCCGGAGAGATTTCTTCCTGATCGTGTGTGGATACCCGGATATAGCCGTATGCATATTTTACGCTCATTGTATCACCTTCCTGTAATTATATGTGCGACGTCGCACAAAAATGGGTACAAAAATAACACCTATACGGTGCCGGATTTTTGTGATACAATATTCTTGTTGAGGGAGTACTGTATCGAGCGAATCCTTCGCCGTATATATTACTCGGGATTTCCCCGGTGCTTGATAGGCACCGGGGAATTTTTTTGTATGGATAAATTTATAGTGTAAATAGGCAAAAGTATTGGTTCATGATTGGTTATTTTCATTGATCTGTTGTTCTAGAATTAAAGCCTTAATCATATCATCGACGCTCGTTTTGTGTTGTTCGTTTAATAATCTGTATGCCTCAATTAAATAAAGTTCCTTTTGAGATATATTTTTTGCAGAGGTAGTGGATGGAGTTAACACTTTTTTTAAATTAAGAATCAATAGATAAACGCTTAAAGTAGTGTCAAAGCATGCACACATTGATAGAATTATTGTAAACAGCAAAATAGCAGTCATAATATCAATTTTAGGTATTAATACCAATAAAGATTTAAAAACTGTAGCTAAAAAAAGTAAAGCTATTAACACCAACAAAGCAATTGTATTTTCACACAGTTCTTTTAAAATGAGAGAGCTTCCTTCCGCCCAAGTTGATTGATCAACTACTTTTTCTTTATATTTATCTAAAATCGTAATTAATAATGCCACAATAGTCAAAGAAACAGAAAAGAGAGCTATTTCTATATTGAGTATTGTATTATAACCAATTACATTTTCATCAAATGGTGCAAGTATGATAGTTAAAATTACGGAAATAACTGCACATACCAAAACTAAAACCAGTTTCTTTTTATTCATATAATCATTCCTTTTTACATTCAGGATCAATTCGTTTCATGTGCGATAGAGCACTTGAAATATGATTCCGATCAGAATCTTTAAGTTGAGCAACACTTTCAGGTAACTGTATGATATATGGATTATCCGTGCTGGAGCATCCAGTTTTGTCAGTCGTTGTCTTAATTTTCCATTTCCCACAACCAGAAGAAGTGTAGCGGACAACATCTTGCAAAAAATCATTCTTTGGATCAATAATAAGATGTCCTTCTTCATTTTTCAAGTGTATATCAACACTTGTGTTATTGTAAGTATCTTTAGTTTCATGTAGAAATTCTGATACAGATGTTATTCCACTTAGAAAATTAGGAGAAGAAAGGGTAATATCTATATCGGTTAAACAATTTTTGTTGGTTGCAACATATGTCCAGAAATTATTTTTTTCAGTCATTATCCCTAATTCAAAACATAGATTTTTACTTTCTAATAATTTGGAAATGACATTTGCAATAAGGTTTTTTTGTGATTCAATCCCAGTGGAAATATTAGAACTCTTTTCTATTAACATCCATTGATTTTGTGTTTGAATTAAAATATTACACTTTTTATAATTATTTATTAATGTATCATGGATACCTTCATCTGTTTTTTCGCCTATGGTTTCCTGCAACTCTTTTGCAAAGCTCATAAAAAAACAGTCATCGGATAGTTGCTTACAATATAAAGTGTAATTTGTTTTGCGATAACACAGTTCTTTTTTCTTTTCCGTTTCAAAAGATGTTAACCAATTCATAAATTTGTCTTCTTTTGTAACGCCTTTGACTGAGTCAAAATCTAATTGTGAATCTGGAATTAAAGAGTATCTTGTTGCAAAATAGTCTTTTTGTTTTTCGAGCATTATTCTTCCTCCGAAACACCAGTTCGGTAACGAGTGTTTTTTTTATAGAAAGCTATAAATCATCGCCATACAAATACTTTCGTATCAAGAGGGCAGTGTATTTATGGTTAGAGATACTGGATTAATCGTTATTAAAGGACTTTCTGATTATTCATCTTTAATTTTGTTGCCTTTGTTAGACGTTCTTTGAAACGTGTTAATTTGATAGAACGATCTGAACGGCTAGCAGGGACGTCATGTGTAAAAACATCAATTGCTGTTTCAAGAACACGGATTTCATTATCATAGTCTTTTTTCTTTCTGTAGATAATGGCAAGTCTATCATAAGGACAATTGCCGTCGAAACGATGGGATACATTCTTTTCGTAGAGCGTTATGGCAGTATCTACATCTCCCTGCTTTTCTAATTCTAGTGCTTTTAAGTTAATGTCGGCAGGATCTTTTAATTTATTTAAATCAGCATTATCTGATAAATTTACTTGAAAATTCGAATCATGTTTAACAATGACATCTTGATGAGTGTTAATTGCAAGCTCGCCTTTGTGGGTAGGCTTGGAATTTTCCAAATAACCGTTCTGAGTTAAGAACTCTTTTTCTTTATAAAAATCTATACCGTATTTATATTCGAAGTACGAGGGTACCCTTTTGTTGGTATATTTCTTTAGCCAGTACAACATATAAATATGACCAGGTAACAGACCATCTGGATAACGTTTCATCATAGCTTCAGATACGAGCGATTGATTAGGAAACATTTTTGATTGTTCAATCCAATTGGTATTAAATTCTCTGTCTTGAGAAATAAAAGGTTTTTCTGAATAGTCTTTGTAATACAAATCATAAATAGTTTGGCAATAAGTATCACTTGCTTTGAACTGTTGCATGGAATTTATCTGCTTAGCAGGTATTTGATTTCTTGGCATACTTGCAGTGCGAGGAGCGCTCGTGTAAAGATAATTATAATATTCAATACAAGAATCAGGTAGTCGTGAGTCGTAATTAGAAAGAGAACTTTTGAAATTTTCAAAACAATTATTTTTCCCTTTTTCAGTTTTTAACTTTTGGGATTTAGAACAAGTGGAATCCCAATAACGTTTTATAAAAGTATTTATTTTATCAGCTTTTGCGGTTGGAGTATTTAGCTTTGAATATTTTTTTGCTATATTATCTCCTTTTACAACAACAATTTTACGTTTTTGGGCGTCAGCAAGTATAGATAGTTTTTCATAATATAAATCAAATCGAGAGAAAAATACATCAGGATTGACTGTTTTTTCAATTAAACTGGCGCAATCATTAAGTATTCGTAAGTCATTTTGTAATTCAATAACGGATAAAGAAGGTTTTTTGTTAAAAAAATTAAACAATCCCATATGATACCTCCATATTATATTAGTTCTGCAATTGTAAGGTGTGGAATAAAGTAGATTATATAATTATCTACAATAGTTAGTATGCCATATTTATCTCTATAGCACGCAATGCAGTTTTCTAAAAATTCTTCTGTAACATCCAAATACTCTGCAATTTCATATTTATCTTTACAACCATGTTCGTAGGCTCTGATCAGACCGAATAGTCCGATACTGCGGTTGTATCCCCAAAGCCTTGCCTGCCGTTCCTGTTTTCGATTACCGGTATATTCCATGTCGATAATATTACCAACAGAAGTATAATGATGACCGAGTTCTTCTGCCAGAACGCAGGCTTTTTCCGTGGTTGTATCTATATTGTCTTTGATAGCAATGGTACCATCACAATATAATCCCTTTATTTTTTTGCTTTTAAAAGGATAATCAATAACATCTATACCGTCTTTGCAGGCTTCTTCCTGTAGCTTCTCGTATGTATTCATACAAACACCTCCCGCTCGAGTATATCAGATAAGCTGTCCTATAAATTACTTAACTCGTTTATTCTTTACGAATTCAGCAAACTGACGGATTTCATCTAATTCAGATTCTGTGTATTCATCACCATCGAAGTGAGCTGCAAGGGTAGTTGGCTCATCTTGTGTGAAAACAATTATACCATCTACCAGTTTCTCAGAATCTAATCCCAACTCACGTGTGATTTTTAAAACATTTGTTATGTTGGAATTGGCAATACCTCTTTTTAGAATACTATCTAAGGTAGTCCACGGCATATCTATTTTTTCGGAAAATTTTTTCATACTTCCGTATCTATCTATGATGAGTGCTTTCACATTAGATTCTAATTCATTCATGTAAAGTTAACTCCTTTCTTCAGTTGATGATTTGATAATAGCATTAAAATCTCGAAAAATCAATATACTGTCACCGAAAATAAAATAAAAATCTCAAAAAATCGAGAAAAACAGGTTGACATTCTCGAAAATTCGTATATACTTTAAAGTGCAATCACGAAAAATCGAGAAAAGAGGTGAGAAAGTGTTTCCGAATTTAGAAG